TAAGATAAGTGATAATGCAGGTTGGTATATTAAGTCGATTGATTATACATCTAATCTATTACATCCACTCACAAGTTATCTTTAAGGAGGACAATCTCATGGCAGTTATTACAAATCAATTAGATTTTCTTACAGAAGTATTACAAGACTTCTGTGAATTACACAACCTAGAATGTCAATCAGCAGACGATATTCTATACAGTGATAATAATTCACTCTCAGAATATCAAAGAGAATGGTTATTAAACTATATCTCAATCTGGGACACTATTGCTAACCTATAGGAGTTAATTCAATGAAAACATTAACACTCACAGACAATCAATTTGAAGTCCTATTTGATATTATAGCAGACACAGTTGATGCTATTGAAGATGATTTAATCACGACAGAAGATGAGAACGGAAACGAAATATTAGAGGATATAAGTGAATACGAGGCACATAAGATTTATCAACAAATGATTACACTTAGTGGAGGTTTCTAATGATTTTACAGTTACTCTCAATTCTCTTAATCTCGTGCCTCTTAGTTTACTTTTATCTTAGAATATATAATCCTAACTAACAGTAACTCCCCCTCATTACGAGTGGCGAAAGCGATTTTTTTTACACCCCTTGAGTATCAGTATTCGAGGGGTATTTTATGTCCAATAAGTAACAAGAATCGCTTGACAAATCGCCCTGTATAATATATAATAATCACATCAAGATTTCCGAGTAAAATGTCAGAAACTCCACTATACAAAATCGAAGAATTACAAACAGACGGATGGAGATTACCACATCCTAATTGTAATCAACTCACTAAAGATGAGGCAAAAGTTAGATATGATGACTTGATAAATGTAGAGTCAATGAATCCAAATAGGTTGAGAATTTCGAGGGATAACTAATAACAACACGCCCCAAATTAGCAAACAATGTATGAACCAGAAGTCAATGATTACGTGATTTGGACTAATGAACTAGGACAAATCCATCAAGGTTGGGTATATTTTAAGGGAGACAAAGTTGATAACGAAACCCGAAAAAAGCATGGTTGGAATGAACTTTCGAGGTATATTACTATAGAGATAGGAACTAAACCTAAACCTAAATGTAATTACTCAAAAGGTGCAGATTTGAATCATAAACTAATACATTGTCTTCTATTATGTTATGAACATGAATGGAAAAATCTTCAGTTTGTAAAGAAACGAAAGAGTAAAAATGATGATACATTAGTAACAGATAGTGCTGGCATGTATAAGAGTCAATACGGAAGATATGAGGATGTTCAATGATAGCAAAGAGTTCAAATAAACCCAGAAAAGTAACAAGAACTTGGGGACATTATAAGGTACTATATGAGGGAAAAGGATTCAAAGTTAAAGAGTTAGTTATTAACCCACACAGTGCATTATCAAACCAGAAACATACACATAGGAGTGAAACTTGGAATATTGTAAAAGGTGAATGTTGCGTACTAATTAACAACGAGCATATACAACTTACTATAGACAAAGGTATATTCATTCCTGCTAATACATGGCATAAAGGTATAAACAATAGTGATAATCCTGCACACATTATTGAGATCTGGAGAGGAGAAATTCTAACTGAAGATGATATTGAAAGAGCAAAACTTATTATGTAAACTAACACTATGAACATCAAAGATAACAAAACTAAAGTTATACTATTCTTTATGATTACAGGATGGTTAAGAGTATTAGCAATCGTAATTCCAGGAGTTTGGATATACATGAATACAGGAGAATGGAGACAACAAACTAATACTGAACAGACTACGATTAACTCTACTAATGATAACATACCTACCCTCAAGATGGAATAAAGGAATAGACTTAGTGCATATAGATTTACGCACTGATGAACAGAAATGGGATAGTATTAACAGGCAATTAAAGTTTAATTTACATGCTAATTATGTTGTTGATACTGTATGGTATCTCTCTTAATCTCTATAGGGTAGGTATTACTTAGTTTGGTATAATCTGCTACCGTTTATGTTAAAAATAAGGTTTTAAATACCTTTATAAATATAAAACTGTTTATTATTTGTTTCTTTAAATGCCTTTGAATATCTCTACTAAATATACATTTCTTATGCAAGTTTAGCGAGCGTAGCATGGAACGAGCGACTTGTCAAGTATAAAGAACGCTCAGAAATTGTGTGAGGATTGTAACATTTAAGGCATAAAGTACATATATACTAGATGATAACAAAGGTTGCCAAATTAGCAGTCTTATGTTATAATTAGAGCAACAGATTCTTCGGAGCATTATGTACGATTACGACACCGATTTCGTGTGGGAGTATGAATTTAGTAGTCATGATTTCCTTGAAGAAAATTATACAGATGACGATGATTACATTCGTGAAAGTAACAACAATTACGAAGTATTAGCATACCGTCATTATGCTTAACCCGCATAAAATGCAAGCAATTAGTTATAATAACATGGTACACAGGTAGTGTATAATTTTCGTGTGCCAGTCGTTAAAGTGTCCACTAATCCCCCATTAGTGGGCATTTTTTGTTATTATTAATATGTACTAAAGAAAGACACCCTATGAGAAAACTTGAAAAGCAAATGAACTTCGCTATTTCAAACAAAGGTAATTGGAACGGATCTAACACCTCAGTTGTTTATAACGAGTTCACAAATTGCTCTCAAGTTCGTCTACACGGGCACCTAATTTGTACCTTCGATCATAACACTCAGGCGGTTAAATTGTCATCCTGTGGATATGAAACAGTAACGACAAAATCACGCCTAAATGCTATTTTGGAAGAGGTAAAATACGGTGCTAAAGTGTTTCAAAAGAACTTTAATTGGTTCGTTAAGTATCAGAATCAAACCGTAGATTTCATCGATGGAATGATACTTTTCAACTCCAATTCCCTAGAGGTTGCTTAACACTAAGCACCTCTTTTTTCTGTCCTTAATTATTACTAACTCATGCAACCACTAACTGAACAGATCTACGCCGAAGTTTGCAAGTCTTATGATAAATTAGGTAGCAAATCTTTCGATGATATGTTTTTAGGATATACAGACTATTCTGTCTCATATCTTTATAGTCAAGATTACTATTCCCCTCGTAAGTAATACTTAATGCCCCCAATCCTAACCACTATTCCTATTACTTTATTTTCGTTAATTATGCCACTATTACACATTGAACACCTTGAAGATACAGTGCTTAATGGTAACTTATCGGCACTCGAATTACTGGAGAATTCTAGTAACTTAACAGCGAAGATTGATGGAAAACCAAGTATAGTTTGGGGGCAAGATACCGATGGATTGTTTTTTGTTGGCACGAAAAGTGTGTTTAATAAAAAGTTAGTTAAGAGGTGCAAATCATACGGAGATATTGATAAGTTATATGATGGAAATTTACATGAGATATTAACAACATGTTTTCGTAATCTTCCAAACGATGGTAACATTTATCAGGGAGATTTCATTGGGTTTGGTGGAGATAGTGAGTACAATCCTAACACAGTTACTTATACTTTTGATCATGTAATTAGGGAGGACATAATAATAGCACCTCATACAATTTACACTGGTAATGTTAAAGATATACGTGAGTGGAAAGTATCACCTTTAACACGTAATCTCCAAAACACTAATAACGTACGGTTCGTACATTCTCCAGTAACTAATAAGAATTGCACTGAAGATTTGTCCTTTATGTTAAACTTTGCTAGGACAATTGCAGGGGCAGTAGAGTTCATCGAAGACGAGAAGAATGTCGCCGCTATGAAGAAAGAATTAAACTCATATATTCGTACTAATAGAGAAATAGTGCCAGAAGAGTTTGAGAACACTAACTTAGTAAGATTCTGGCAGTATGTAATAACAATTAAGGAACAATTTATGGAGAATTGTAATACAAACCGTTCAGAGATGAAAGCATCACTTAATGGAGAGAATATAGATGCGGAAGGTTATGTTTTATCAGACAATTCTCAGGTAATTAAACTCATAAACCGTAGAGAGTTTAGTTATCACAATTTCATACGTAATTCATAGCACTATGTAATAACGAACGATTCGTAATTACCAGTCGTTCGTTAACATCGGCAGTTTATTATATTATGGGGGGTTGTTATTAAAAATCGACTACTACCCTAACCTACAAAGTGTTACGGAAGCGAGTTATAAATTCCAATCGAAGTCAAAATTTTTTTGGTACTATATAATTTTGAAAAAGGTTGATACGGATTCCGCTATGCAAAAAAAATTCGGGCATGAAAAAACCACCATAGAGGTTGACACAATAAGCGGAGAGTATTATACTATTATACCTGAATGGGTGATGCACGATCAAGATTGGTTTGAAGGGACAAATTTAAAATTCGCCCTTGATTCAGATGAAGTTATTATTACAGAGGCAACTGATGAGTAAGACTTACCACATATACCTACAAAAGGAATGTTTATTTAAAGATTTGACAGAGTGGGAGTTTAATATTATATGGAGAAGGATATACAAATCATACTTTACAGAAGACTTAACTTTTTCAGAAGTGGTGGAAGAACCGAACGAAACATATATTGATGCATCATATTGACATTTGCTATATAAACTGATATAATTGGATTGATGAAATCTACAAGTTATGGCAAAAGGATTTACAGTTAAAGCAAAGACACCAGTAGCAGCACAAGCAAAGAAGGCACCTGAGTGGGACTTCGATAAAGCAAAGGAAATGATTAGAGGTAAAAGTGTAGTCTTTTGCTTACCAGGAAGAGGAGTATCATATACCTATTTGAAGAACTTTGTACAACTTTGTTTTGATATTGTACAGAATGGTGGACAGATACAGATATCACAAGACTATTCATCTATGGTAAACTTTGCTAGATGTAAGTGTCTAGGTGCTAATGTTCTCCGTGGTCCTGATCAGTTACCTTGGGATGGTAAACTTAAGTATGATTATCAGTTATGGATTGACTCTGATATTGTCTTTAACACTGAAGCATTCTATAAGTTAGTACTATTAGATAAGGATATTTCATCTGGTTGGTATTGTACAGAGGATGGAAGTACTTCATCTGTTGCACATTGGATGGAAGAAGATGACTTCAGAAAGAATGGTGGAGTCATGAATCATGAAACCTTGGAAACGATGTCTAAGCGTAAGAAACCATTTACAGTTGATTATGCTGGTTTCGGTTGGTTGCTGATTAAGCATGGTGTGTGGGAACATTCTGAAATGAAGTATCCTTGGTTTGCACCGAAGATGCAGGTGTTCGAATCAGGCGAAGTGCAAGACATGTGCGGAGAGGACGTTTCTTTCTGTTTAGATGCAATCGAAGCAGGATTTGAAATATGGTGTGATCCTCGTGTTAGGGTTGGACATGAAAAAACACGAATTATATAGAATTATCATCGATGGGAAGGAAGTATTCGATGCTTTAGGGCAGGGTGAATACTTCGAGAGAATGGAGGACTTGGCACTAGAGTTTTATCAGACAGGTACTCCACATCCCGATAGCATTGTCACTGAAACTTATTTGGAGGAAATCTAATGGCAACAACGAAAGGGTTAACCGTTGAAAAGGTGGTTAACTACATTAAAGACAAATGGCAAGTGTTTGGAGCAGCGACGTTGCTCGTATTCATATTGCAATTTTTAGCAGCAAAACTACTCATTGCAGTTCTCTTAGGACTCGTAGTAGCAGGACTATTACCTTCTGATACCGTTAAGAAGGTAACTAAGAAAGTAACAGGATCTAAGGAGTAACATGGCAAAGGCAACCACAGGTGCATGGGGAAAAGAAGAACTCGAATCAACCCCGAAAAAAACTCGTCAAGGAAGAGGCAAACATACAAAGTATGCCGCAACCTCCCGTAACTCGACTCGTAAAAGGTACAGAGGACAAGGGAGATAACTCACGAAGCGTCTCGAAAGAGGCGTTTTTTTGTTTTTCTAAATATTGCTTATAAATA